TTGGTGTCTACGTAAAGGCCTTCACCAATTGGTGTTTTTGGAAGTGGCTTCTTTACCAGTATTTTTTTAAGATCAACGACCGTATCTTTTGGTGCAAACCCAGAATCAACATTGGCATTAAACATGCCTGGATTGAATTTACTAAACTGGAGGGGAGTACTGGGTGCAAAGAGAGCTTTTGCATTTTCATTACTAATATTGGGCATGTCTTCAAATTCACGAAGTACGTTATTAGCTATCTTTTCTGCATTCACATCATCAAATTCATTGAATGTCTGGTCATTAATTAAATTCCTCTGAAGACGTTGGGGAACCTGAACCTGTCTAGGTCTAGGTCGGGGGGGTGAGCGAAATCCCGCAGCGCGTTCGCGCTCTTTTCGAAGCATGGTTTCTTCGAGTTCTCTCGCAAAATTATCATCATTTGAATTGGAATTTGACACTTCGATGCCAGATTCTCGGACAAATTCCTTGACCTTCTGGCTCATGTTATTATATAAGAGTTTTTTTTTAATGATTGTCTGTGAAAGTAATATCATCATCATCGTTGATCAAATCTAGACCATAGATGACTGGTTGGTGTTTGTAAAGTCGCCCCTTGTATGTAACTGTATCAATGCGCACCTCGATTTCTCGTGAACTGAATGGACCAGCATAGAAATCCTGATGGAACTTGTGACTCCCCAGATTGTTCTCTTTACAGTGCTGGTTAAACTTGGGGATGAATTCTTTTTGAGGTACGAAAAGGTCCTTATCGAGTTTGACGTATGTAGATTCTAAGAAGTTTGTGAGACTACTCGCAACCATCGCAACTTGTTTCTGAATCGTCTTGAAGTATTTGGGGACGACGTTCCAAATATCTTTGTCTCTATACTTACTCGAGTAATCGAGGTACCCCCTGACGCACTTGAGAAGAATAATAGGTAACTCCCGATCGAGCTTTTCATCGAGTTGTGGGTCAGCATCCTGTACCTGTTTACCAAAGTTCCATGGTAAAATACGACGTAACACCGATCCAGAGTTGTCTTTCCAATTGGGAACTTCATTACCCCCCAAGACACCTGGAACCTTCCATTCGATTGATACAGCAGTTTGGTTCTTGATTGCGATGGACACATCTTCCCCTGAAACAATTGATTGGAATTCAGCCTGCTCTAGGGCGAGATCACCCTTCACCTCAGGGGCTATAAACATGAAGGAATCCTTAATCGCAGACAGACCAAACTTCTTTTCGATGTTGTTTGAAAGTGTTCCAACATCTTCAGATTCGTAGAACTTTTTGAAAACCTTTGTGATTAGAGTGGATTTACCCGAACGTGCAATACCCTTGAAGAATGGGATCACCTGCCATCCATCCAGTTCACCAATATCGAAGCATAGTCGTCCACCCATGACGTACGCCCAATTGCACACCTCATCTTCAAACTTCTGATACTTTAGAACAGAGTCAAAATAGGGGGTAGGAATGTCTTTCCAGTTTTCCACATGAGAAAAGTCATCAAATTGCTTATCAAAATATTTACATGCGATGATACTTGGGTCAAGGCATGCATATTTATCACTTTTATAAGGGTAAAACCTGCACTCATACGCACCTCTTTCGGGGATCCATTCTTTACCCACAAACACACCGTTTTTGAAAGCCCATACATGACGACGCTTCTTGATCTCTGGGAATTGTGCATCTTTACACTTTGAGAGATTATCGATGACTTCTCGAAAGATAGACCCCTTACTTGTAAAGTTTTTCCAAATCAAGAAGTTACTCTCTTTTTTCGGGAGTGAATAGACATAGTCTTCGATGGTAAACTTTGGGTCCCACGCTCTCGTACGAAACCCATCAACAGTCTTAATTTCTTCACAACAGTGTCCCTTATATCGACGGTATCCAGCTCTATACGCCTCCTTCAGAGAAAGCATCAGACACTTCTGAAAAGGGGTCGAACTTTCAATATCTTCTTCATTCATCGCAGATGGGTCAGTGTATATACTTACTTGTGGGAGTGCTGTTGGTGAGTTTACACGTTCATACGAGATACGATGACGCCTTACATTCTCAAACCCATCCTCAATCTGAAGAATGACATAATTAATTCGCTTGATGGTCAGGTCGACTTCTTCATATCCCTTACCATTCGCTTGTACATGATTCGTAAGCTGGATAAGAAAGTTAATCATACGGTTTTTTATACCAAGGATGGCCATAATGTCGAATTGATCGGGCCTGGGAAATCCGTCATCGTCAAAATTATCAGGGTGAACAAATTGTCGGTACCCCAATTTGGCAGCCCTCTCTAAACATTTTGAATGAATTTCGGGGTTGAGGTACCATCTAAATTCGAAATCATCTACAATCTTCATAACCTGTTCCTCATTCATTGACTGGATGTTCTGTTTCTGCAACTCAGCGAGTGCTTCATAGATATTCGGATCCTTGTCAATGAAGTGAGTGACTTTCATTTACAATAACTAGTATTCTTTTCTCTAAATTAATTTTTAATTTGACTCAACATCTTTATCAAAATTTTATTTTGAGTCTGGAGCTGGTTCGCGATATTGACAAGGGCGGAGCATACAGTGTCACCTTCATCCGTTGCCAAAAGAGATGTCATCAATTCGGCAATATCCATACTATCATCATCATCATCTTCCATTTCTGAAATATCATCCTCGGAGATAATCTCACCTTCTTCAATTTCAATTTCTTCAATTTCTTCAGGCTGTGTCGACATTTAATCTACACTGAGAAAAACTGGGTTCGATAAATGCGCATTTACTCAGAATTATTTTCTCCGTATAGAGTACAAACACTCACAATGGCTGGCGGTCTCATGCAACTCGTAGCCTACGGCGCTCAAGACGTCTACCTTACCGGTAACCCCGAAGTTACCTTCTACCAGGCGAAATACAAGCGTCACACCAACTTCGCGATGGAGAACATCGAGCAGACCGTCAACGGTACTGCCGCTGACTCCGGTCGCGTCTCCGTGACTGTTGCCCGTAACGGTGACCTTGTCGGTGATATGTACCTCGAACTGAAGTCGCTCACCTCCAACACCTCCACCGTGCACGCCACCAATGACTGCAACTGGGTCGCCGAGCGTGCGATCAACAACGTTGAGCTTTCCATCGGTGGTCAGCGCATCGACAAGCACTACCAGAAATGGTGGCGTTTGTACTCGGAGCTTTACTTGGACGAAGCCAAGAAGGCTACCTGGGCTAAGATGACCACTGCTGCCTCCAGCACCGTCTACCTTCCCCTCATCTTCTTCTTCAACAGGAACCCCGGATTGTACTTGCCTCTGATCGCCCTTCAGTACCATGAAGTGCGCATCGACATCGACATCGCGTCCACCTTCTCCACCTACCTGGACAAGAACACTTTCAAGGTGTGGGCCAACTACGTCTACCTGGACACCGAAGAGCGACGCCGATTCGCCCAGAAGGGTCATGAATACCTGATCGAACAGGTGCAGCACACTGGTTCCGACACCGTCAAGTCCGCCAGCCCCGTGCAGGTCCGCCTCTCCTACAACCACCCCGTTAAGGAGCTTGTGTGGTGCTTCTCCAACACTGCCGCTCGTTCGGAACTGTGGAACTTCACCTCCTCGAACATGCCCGCTGATGTCGTTCTCGAGTCCAACGTTCTCGACATCGCGGACTTGTCCAACTGCTTCGTGCCCGTCTCCGCGGTCGGTACCCCCCTCTACGCCACCGGTACCTCTACCGTGGGATACACCGAGGAACTCGCGGGTCCCCTCTCCAAGTTCAAGCTTGTCCTTAACGGTCAGGATCGCTTCAAGGAGCAGGAAGGTAAGTACTTCAACCAGGTGCAGGCTTACAACCACCACTCCGGCAACCCCTGCCCCGGTGTGTACTCGTATTCTTTCGCGCTGAAGCCCGAAGAACATCAGCCCACCGGTACCTGCAACTTCTCGCGCATCGATAACGCGCAGGTTGCGGTCACGATGAAGGCGACTGATGCTGAGACCATGCACATGTTCGCGACCAACTACAACGTCCTCCGCATACAAAGTGGCATGGGCGGTTTGGCCTTCTCCAACTAATTTGTTGGTTTTGGTATATTAAATAAAAAATAA